TATGGCAAAGATCATATGTCATACGTAAAACTCAAAGAAGTATTAAAGAGCCCACCGCGTAATTGTGGTGATAGTCCATTTACACAACCGACACAAGCCATGCCTGACGATGTCAAGCATAGTGATAGCATTACTGCCTATAGAAATTACTATAAGAAGTATAAGCAACATATCGCAGCATGGAAGACGGTTACACCGAGCTGGTATACTGTATGAAAAAAAGCGTATTTAAAATAAACACAAAAAATCATCTAGACAAAGATCTATTCTTTGACGAAGGTGTAGACGTAGCAAGATACGATGTAGTTAAATATCCACCTTTGCAAAAACTATATGAAAAGATGTTATCGTTTTACTGGACTCCTGATGAGATCGATGTTACAAAAGACAAGATTGATTTTAATAAGTTGACAAAGAACGAACAACACATCTTCACATCCAATCTCAAAAGACAAATCTTATTAGACTCAGTACAGGGCAGATCACCTGACTTGGCTTTATTGCCACTTGCAAGTAATCCTGAACTTGAGTTACTCATTGAGACATGGGCATTCTTTGAGACTATTCACTCGAGATCGTATACTCACGTTATCAGAAATGTGTATCCTAATCCATCAAAGGTCTTTGATGAGATCACTTCGATACCTGCAATATCCGAGTGTGGTAATGCAATCTCAGAACATTATGACAACCTGATCAATTATAGAGGCTCTCACGGTAGCTCTAAGCATAAAAAGCTATTATATCTCTGTTTAGTTTCTATATACATATTAGAAGGAATACGTTTTTATGTGAGCTTTGCATGTTCATGGGCATTCGCAGAACTTAAGCAAATGGAAGGTAATGCAAAGATTATTAAGTTAATTGCAAGAGATGAGAACTTACACCTTGCAGCATCACTAAATATTATACGAACTCTTATCAAGGAAGATGAGGATTTTGTAAAGATTAAAGATGAAACACATAATGAAGTTATGGCTTTATTTGAAGATGCATTAGTGCAAGAAGAGGAATGGTGTGATTATCTATTTGGTAATGGTTCAATGATTGGATTAAACGCTGACCTCTTGAAAGAATATGTGCGTTGGATAGGAGCAAAGAGGATTAAGAGTTTAAATTATCCTGTACCATTCCACACACATTTGCATAACCCACTACCATGGACAGAGAAATGGATCAGTGGAGGAGCAGTACAAGTTGCTCCGCAAGAAACAGAAATAACGTCATATGTACTCGGTGGAGTTACACATGATGTCAACAAGAAATCATTCGAAGGATTAAGTTTATGAGTAGAGCAGTAGTATGGAGTAAGAATAACTGTATCTATTGTAGTAAAGCAAAAGCTATATTAGATCAGAAAGGAGTAAGTTACGAAGAGAGAAATGTAGAAGGTCCGGACTGGACACCTGAACAATTCTTTGAAACAGTTCCAGCAGGAACTAGAACATTTCCTCAGATATATATAGATGGTAAGTACATCGGAAGTTATGATAATATGATGTCATTTTGGACAGTAGGAGAATTAAGTTTATGATATGTCATGAATGTAATAGCCCAGACTTTGATGTCACTGTCAAAGAAGAGTTAGGCTACGATAACGATCCAGTTGATTTAGGATTGGAAGTGACGCACTGCCCGTTTTGCGGTGCTAATTTAGAATGGGCCCAACGTGGAGGATATGATGCATCAGAATACGATCACGATGAAGAACGATTGGACACATAATGGACAGAGATTTACGACAGCTAATATTGGCGATTGGTACGGGTTTGTTTATCGTATCACTAACCTCACTAACGGCCATGATTATATTGGGCGAAAGTATTTTAAAACAGTAAGGAAATTAAATCCATTAAAAGGTTTTAAAAGAAAACGTAAGGTCTCAAAAGAAACAGATTGGCAAGAGTATTGGGGTTCAAGTAATAGACTCAATGAAGATATAGAGAAGTTAGGTAAAGAAAACTTTAAACGTGAGATCATTTGTTTGTGTAAGACTCGAGGTGACACAAACTATATGGAAGCAAAGATACAATTCGATGAGAATGTATTATTGAATGAGAACAATTATAACGGTATTATAGCGGTAAAGATAGGAGTAGGTTCAGTTAAAAATTTAGCTGAAGAGTATGTACATCCGCAGTAAAACATGTTATAATATACTTTAAATAATGAATATAGGTAAATTATGGTACTAGTAGATTTTAATGGTTTGGCAATCGGGTCCATCATGGGTCAATTGTCACGTGGTGAGGAGCTTAGCGAAAACTTAGTTAAGCATATTATTCTTAATAACCTCCGTGTATATCGCAACAAATACCCAGAGCAAAAGCATGGCAAAATGGTTATCGCGTGTGATAGTTACTCTTGGCGTAAAGAAGTATTTCCAGAGTATAAGGCTGCACGTAAAGCTAATCGTGCTACAGACAAACATGACTGGCCACTGATCTTTGACTTAATAGAAGATACTCTTAAAGATTTACGTGAGAACTTTCCTTATGCTGTTATCAAGATCGATGGTGCAGAGGCTGACGATATCATTGGCGCATTGACTACACACAAAGCTGTAAAGCCTTTTAGTTTAGAAGAAGCTTATACAGATTGTACTGGTGGTGAGGATGTAGTTATTATATCTGCTGATAAAGACTTTATTCAATTACAATCACATGGTCATGTCATACAATGGTCACCTATGTTTAATAAAATGATTAAGGAAGAGAATCCTCGTCGTTACTTATTTGAACACTTACTTAAAGGTGATAGCGGTGATGGTGTTCCTAATGCCAACTCTCACGATGATGTATTTGTGACAGCGGCAAGACAAACACCTATGACACAAAAAGCTATAGACAAATATTGGGATAATCGTGATGATCTAGAAATGATTATGAAACCTAATGTGTATCGTAACTTTATGCGTAATGTACAAATGATTGATTTGACAAATACACCAGATGGTATTCGTGAAGCAGCTATAAATATATACGAGAATTATGTATATCCTACACGCACGAATATACTTACATATCTTGTAGAGCATAGAATGAAAATGCTTGTTGAATGTGCTGAAGAGTTTTGACCGACGAAGAATTATTAGAGTTCATGAGTTATTTTAAAGATGAATTACCTGACCCTGACCACCATCCACAGAAAGTTATGTGGTTATATAAATGGTGGAAGAGTATAGTTATAAGGAATAGAAATGCCGACATATGATTTCAAAAGCAATAAGACTGGTAAAGAGTGGGAAGACACAATGTCTTACAAAGATCTTGATCAGTATTATATAGATCATGACTGCCAACAAGTAATCAATAAGCAACCTACTGTAGTTTCAGGTGTTAAATCTTTATGGTCACAAACTGATCAGGGATTTAAAGATCGTATGAGTGAGATCAATAAGGTGGCAGGAAGAGACGGAATGAAACAAACTGACTACGATAGATAATGTTTAAACATGAACCCATTGATTTAGGTTATAATGACCTAACAACTACAAATGACGGTGGTAGAAAATACCAAACACCTAAAGGTAACTATCCTTCCATAACGACATTACTTGGTAACCTAAGTAAGAAAGCTATTATGGAATGGAGAGATCGTGTAGGTCATGATGTAGCAAATCAAATATCTAGACAAGCAGCAGGAAGGGGTACAGCAGTTCACCAAGTATGTGAAGACTATGTGAACAATAAACCTGACTATGCAAAAGACTTGATGCCTAATATCTTGCATGACTTCAAGAGAATTAAAAATATACTAGACACAAGAATAGGCACAGTATATGGACAGGAGTTACCATTGTATTCTGATCACTTAGGAGTTGCAGGTCGAGTTGACTGTGTAGCAGAGTTCGATGGTAAACCGTCTATTATAGACTATAAGACAAGTAGAAAGACTAAGAAAAAAGAATGGATCCACTCTTATTTCATGCAAGAATGCTTTTATGCTATTGCCTGGGAAGAGAGAACAGGTATTCCTATCACACAATTGGTAACAATTATCTCTGTGGATGACGCAGAACCCCAAGTTTTTATCGAACATAGAGACAACTGGGATAAGGAACTCGTACAAGTCATACAACAGTACAAATAGTACTGGTCCAGATGCGCGAAAAATAGCCGCACCCTGGCACCATAAGTTTTTACACAAGCGGTGCTTTTTATGATATAATATAACTATATTACAAAATAAGGATAGGTTATGAAAGTAGGAAATAGATTAAAACAAGGTACAAGAGATCAAAGAATCCAGGACAGACACGCACGTCTTGTTGCTCAAGTTAATCAACTTCAAGATGACAATGCTCGTCTTCAGAAACAAGTTGATTCTAACAAAGCAGCTTTTGATTGGGCAAGAGTACAAGCTCACGTGAATAGACTTGTTATTCAAAATGGTGATCTTAAAAAGCATATCTTAGATAACGATTGCGGTAACGGTATCGATACTAACGGTAACTTTACAAGAGTCTTAACTGATAACGGTTCGATCTCACTTGTATAATAGACACACTATTTGTGTGAAAACTTTCCACACAAGCACCGCAAACTATGATATAATATATACATATCAAATAAAAAAGGAATTAAAATGAATATAATGAAAATACTTGAAAAATACGAATCACCTGAGAGCGAAGCTTCTTTTTACAAAGGCATTCCAATAAAATACCTTAAAGATGTTCAAAAATCTTTATTGTTTTGGGATAGCTTAGATGGTGTAAAAACTTTTAGATATCAGTTTAGAGGTAAGTCTAAACCTGGTTTTAAAAGACCACAAGCATGGTGCCCTAAAGCTCATGCAGAAACATTTGCCGTTTACGAAAAAGGAGTTAACACATGGCTAGTATAAAAAGATCAAAAGAAGTGCAAGACTTTATCGATGCTAATCCTGATAAATTCAGGGTTGTATCACCAGAGGAGACTGCCAAGACTTTGCAAAAGCAAAGCGGCGGTTATTTCAAAGGTCAATCAGTGATGGGTCCATCTAAAAAGAAAGGCAAATCATCGTGAAGAATTTCATTATTATAATGTTAATTATTATCAATTTTATTATTTGGAGTCAAGTATAATGTGGATTAAAGAATCAAAGCGTAAGACAATTGACACACTCGAAGGTATTCGTTTAAGATCAGCCAGACTATGGTTAGACAAAGATGGCTTCCATCCTTTCCTAGATCAAGATACACTTATCAAACCTGACTTACAGAAATCCATGGGCTGTAAGTATAATGAATTACCTAAGGAAGCTTGGGATACCATGGACAGATATGATGAATCAATAGCAAAAAGGAGTAAATATGCTACGTGAAATAAAAGATAAAATTATACTAACTGACTGTGATGGAGTTCTCCTTGATTGGGAGTTTCATTTCTATCGTTGGTTAGAGAAGACTGAAGGTCTACATAGATTAAGTGATGACTATAACGTTGCGAAAGCAATTGGAGTTGCACAGAAAACTGGTGCAAGATATGTCAACTTGTTCAACAGATCAGAAGAAATGAAGAAGCTATCACCACTTCGTGATGCTATTAAATATGTCCGCAAGCTGCATGAAGAGCATGGATATATTTTCCATGTCATTACTTCTCAGACTAATTGCAAACTTGCACAAGAGTATCGTAAAGAGAACTTGCGCAATGTATTCGGAGACGTGTTCGAAGGGTTTACTATTCTTAACACTGGTCAAGACAAAGATGAAGTCTTACTCAATGATTGGGGTGGATCAGAATGCTGGTGGATAGAAGACAAAGCAGCGAACATTAAAATGGGTAACGATGCTAGTTTAAACAGTATCCTTATCGATCATGCATGGAACAGAGATAATGAATATGTTTGTGCTCGTGCAAGAACTTGGAAAGATGTTTATAATATTATTGAAGGAGATTTATAATGGTAGAAATTAATAGTAAAATCAGATACTTCTTATCTAAACGCGCAGATACAACTAAAACAAAAGTAACAGTAAAGAAACTGAAAAAACAAGGAATTGATACACCAAGTGAAATGTGTGCTGCTGTATTACAAAACATGTTTAGAATGTCACGTGGATATTGTGCAGCAACAGGTGTTAAATTTGTTTGTGAGGCTAATAGCCCAAGAATGTTTTCTCTTGATCGTATTAACCCAAATAAAGGTTATACGATAGATAATGTCTGGCTTGTAACAGACTCTTATAATAAAGGGAAAGGTCGACAGACAGTTGAAGAATATAATTTATTAATGCAGGAGATGGTTCAATGATAGTAACAGCTGAAAATAGAGAACAACACTTAAGATCACATAATCAATTTTATGTAGCTGGTTGGGTAGCGAATGAACAATGTGAAATTCCACAAACTCTACCTGAGTCTTGTAGGGATAACTCTGTTATTGCCAAGCAGTATGAAGATTATATTGCTGGTTATGGTGATTGTGTAGCAAACGGAGAATGCTTAACTGCTGGATATGAACAGTTCTACAGTTAATTTTTTGTATAAATAAAGCTATATCACATAGGATAATTTAATGTCTACGACAGAAAAGTTAGAATTGTTGGAGTCAAAGCTTCAGCATATGGGTATGATGGGACAGTGGTATCAAAGATATGATATATCTGAAGCTGCTGAAGAATCAAAAAAGATTATTAGAGAATTAAAAAGTGAGTTGGACCCGCCGTGTGGTATGAGTCGAAAATAGAATGGAGGTAACCATGGCGTTACTCGAAGATATAGTTGATTTTTGTAAGAAAGAATTGAGTATACCTCAAGAGGTTTTAGTGTCTGTTGAGGTTGAAGATATATCAGAAGATAATGTTAAAGGTTGGACCACTGATTCTGCAGAAGATGATGAGTACGATATTGAGATTGATACAGGTCTTAGTTTCAAAGAGACTATCTTAACCTTGTGCCACGAGATGGTACATGTCCAACAACTACACGAACGTCGTGAGCTTGATGAAAATGAAGCTTACGAAAAAGAGAGTGTATTATATAAAAAGTATATAAATAACACTCAGTAGCCAATCCCTACTTTAAAAAGGATATTTTTGTTTAAATAAAAAGGAAAGTAATATGTTTAAAAAACTACTAGTCGCGACGGCGGCAATGGCAGTATCCGCAACTACGTTTGCAGGTATTAGTCTTTCGGGTTTGTACGAGGGTACACTAGATTCACATGGTACATACTCTCAAGACATTCATACTACAATGAAGGGAACTGCAGGTGCGTCTAGCGTAACCGTTGTTCTTGATAAAGATTTCAGTGTAGATGATATGTGGGTAGAGAGCACAGCTGGTGTTCTTACTCTAAAGATTGGTGACTGGTCGGGTGATGATCCTGATGTCACGAAGATTGGTGTAACAACTACTCTTGGTGCATACACGGTTGGACTTAACCAAGTAAGTGGTGGAAGCACTACTATTGATGCAAGTGGAACTATTGGCGGTATCGCAGTTGCAGTAACTGATGTTGCGGCAGAAACAAGAGAAACTACAGCATCAATTACATCTGCTGGTGTAACCGCTAAAGTGGTACACAACAAAGTCACAGCAGGACACAATTCAGAAATTACGGTTGGTACAACTGTTGCTGGATTAGGTCTTGAAGCAGTTATGGATAGAAACGCTGGAGCAACGAATGACAATGAAGTATCTGTCTCACGTGCTCTTGGTACTCTAGGTACTCTTAAAGGTACTTGGAATAAGACTGACGCAGCAACTCCTGTAACTACGAAAACTGTAGAGTTAACTCGTGGTATATGGACTGCATCGTGGTCACAAGTTGATAGCGCTGATGCTACAACTAAGCTTGAGGCGAAGCTATCGTTCTAACTTAGTGGTATGGTATAACTAAGTAATCGGGGGACTTTCCTTATTAGGTCCCCCACCTTTAAATTATTGGAGACATGATGGAATATAATAACACAAAACTAATGAGCGAACACTATAAAGATGACGGCAGTGTTGCAAAGATTTATCAAGTAGTAACAGGAATGGATGGTGAACATTCGTTCTTTTCAATCACATTTAAAGATCCTGATGGTAACAGAATCATGCGAGAAGATTTTCCTTATAAAGCTTTATGCTATGTAGAAGATGCAGCAACGAACTGGACTAAGGGTATCAAATTATTAAAGGGATAACATGGCAGATTTCGATTTCGGTTTTACTCTTGTTGATGAGAATGAATTAGACGTTGCGAAAGAAGCAACAGCATCAGCAACAGTATCAACACAAACACAAGATAGATTAGATCAACTATATAATGCTATCACACCATTACTTAATAACCTTAAGGCTAATCCTGAAAAGGAAATGATCAAATGGCCTAATCGAGTTGAGAAGGTAGAGGCATTTGAAACACACATACAAAAAATTTATAAAGGATAGTATGTACTTTACACACTATCTATGTTATAATATATCTAACACACACTAAATAGGATTTACATTATGGCAAAACGTAAGATGAGTGAAGAGCAAAGAGCTGCGGCAGCAGCTAACCTAGCGAAGGCTAGAGCAGCTAAAAAGCCTGCATCATATAAAAGTATAGCACCTAATGTTGTAGCATTAGATGATGACCATGGCTTATCTCTAGTTAACGTGAAGAGATATATCAAAGCAACCACAGAAAAAATGGCAGCATTAAGACGTGGTATCCAAACTAATGAACGAGGTGCAATTGCCAAGTATGAATCGGCAAGAGTATACAAAAACCATTGCCAAACATATTTAAGAGAAGGTGTATGGTCACTTGACTTCTATGGTGAGAACGAAGAGAAGCCAGTGTTTTGGGCAACTCTTGTTCCAGCCTATGACAAGAATGGTATTCAAAAATGAGCGAGGATCTAAACAAGAAAGCATTCTCAAATTTAGTTGAGACTTATGTCCGAACTCACAAAGGTTGTCCATACATTGATGCTGTTATAACAGTATGTGAGGACAATGAGATTGATCTTCGTGACAGTAAAAAACTTATATCAAAGGAGATTATAGAACACGTTGAGTTTGAAGCAAAAGAACTTAACTTACTACAAGGGGGTAACCCAACTTACGTGTTACCTATATGAGAATGACAGGATATGAGGCCTTCACATTACATAACGCAATTAACCTCCACTTTAATGGATCTTACGATTGCTTTAAGTATAATTTTAAAACTAACGTAACTGAAAAGACGTATTGGAAAAGGCCAGACAAGTTTCAGTTAACAAAGATTGGTAAAAGGTTTAAGAGTAAAGATGATATTATTATGTACTTTGCTGCACATCAAGTAGCAGGTAATAAGTATAGTGGTGATATGATCAGAGACGAAGAGACTTATACCAAGTTCCTAAAAGTTATAGATAGTATGTCTTATATGTTTAGGAATGAACTAGAAGAGATTTCAGATGTAAAGTTTGATGACCTCTTGGAGATAGAAGATACATATCCAAGAATAGTCCAGCTTCATCTTGAAGGCACGGTTTCATTAGAGACTGTGTGTATAATAAACCGCTTGACTGGGTTTATTGATAGGGCAAACAATCAGATCACAGAGACTATCTTGTGGCCGGATTTGTTTACAAAGATATCAAAGTATCAATCTTTCTTAAAGTTTGATGACAATAAGTTTAAAAATATTATTGTTGATATCTTTAAATAAGTATGTACTTTTGCAAAAAGTATGTTATAATATACAATGATACAAATTTATACTAATAATTAAAGGAGATGTACAATGAGTTTTGCAGACTTAAAGGCGAAAGCTAATGACATGAGCGCATTAGTTGGTGCGGCCGGAACTGGCACCACAGAAAAGAAATCATATGGCGACGACCGTATGTGGAAACCATCAGTAGATAAAGCAGGTAACGGTTATGCTGTTATTCGTTTCTTACCTACAGTCGAAGGTGATGACTTACCTTGGGCAAAATACTGGGATCACTTCTTCCAAGGACCGACTGGACAATGGTATGTTGAGAAATCACTTACTACTATTCAGAAGGACGATCCAGTATCTGAGATGAATTCTAAACTTTGGAATACAGGTATTGAAGCTGACAAAGATTTAGCACGTAAGCGTAAGCGTAGATTACACTATGTGTCAAACATCTATGTGGTTTCGGATCCTGAGAATCCTGAGAACGAAGGTAAAGTATTTCTATATACTTACGGTGCTAAGATCTTTGAGAAGATTATGGATAGCATGCAACCTAAGTTTCAAGATGAATCACCAGTTAACCCATTTGATATGTGGAAAGGTGCTAACTTTAAAATGAAGATCGCTAATGTTGCTGGTTACAGGAACTATGACAGATCTGAATTTGCTCCTGCTGAAGCCTTGAATGCAGATGATTCTGTGTTAGAAGGTATCTATAACAAGCAGTATGCACTAAGTGAGTTTACTGATCCAACATCATTTAAATCTTACAGTGAACTTAATCTTAAGTTGACACGTGTGTTAGGTGAGGAAGTAAAGATGGCAGCAGTCGAAGATGATGCTCCATTTAATGATGCACCTGCAATGTCTGATCCTGTTGCAACTGCAGCAGATCCAATCGCAAGAGCGGATTCGGACAATGATGACACTATGAGTTATTTTGCTAAACTAGCAGCTGAAGCTTAAGAGTTAATCAGTTATTAAGAAGGGGACGAAAGTCCCCTTTTTTACATTGTGGCTTCTAATCGTGTAGACTTGATATAGTCACCGTAACCTTCATCTTTATATTGAATTATATTAGTAACATTAACAGCCGCTGCACCAGGTGCAGTATAACCTTCCGCGCCTTGTAATCTTGCCATTCTCATTGCTACTTGTCTTTCATTAGCTATTCGAAACAGTTCCGAAGCACTATCTCCACTCCTCCAATCTTCACCATATTTAGTCTTCATGGCTTGCAAGGCTCCAACGCCCATCTTTTTCCCAGTGGCTGGATCTTTATTACTTGCGTAATAAGGCACATACCCACCAACCTCCACCGCGGGGTCATTATCTAAACCAAGAGCTTTACGGAGACTCCATGAACCACCACCTAAAAGTTTAGGGAATTGAAATTGCCAATCTGGTATAATGTCTTTTATCCAATTCACAAATTTGCCAGGCATATCTGTAATAAAATCCCATCCTTTACCAATCGTACCTAAAGGATCACTAAATAAATCTCCGAC